CAGCCTACAAAAGCTATATGGAGGAACGGAACGCCTACTTTGCCCAGGGGAAAGACATCCAGGCAGCTCTGGATGAAGCCTACAACCAGAATTCCCTGGCCATGCTGCAGGAGACCCTGACGGCTGAGATGGCCCTCCGCCAAAGCAACATTGACGCAGAGAAATCTCTGATGGATACCTACCAGGAAGCTTATATGAATGCCCACATGGGAACCCTGGAACTGATCGCGGACATGGCTTCCACCACTTTAAGTGGCCTGGAGACCGCCTTCACAGATATCCTGACAGGAGCAAAAAACGCCAAGGATGCCTTTCTGGATCTGGGGAAGGCCATGCTGAAGACCATTGCCAGCTATTTCTCCCAGATGCTCTCCGGGATGTTGGTGACGGCCCTATTTGGGGATAAATTAAATGCAGCCAGTGCAGCCAAGACTGTAGCCCAGGGAACGGCTGCAGCTGGTGCTCTGGCTCCTGCAGCCTGGCTGAAACTGGTCATCGACCCGTCTGCCGGTCCTGTGGCCACGGGCCTTCTGACCGGAGGTACGTCCGCTGCGGTAGGCATCGGCATGGCAGCTGCTGCAACCAATACGGCTGCAGGTGCGGCGCAAGGAGCCGGAAAGACTCCGCATTATGCCAAAGGCGGGTATTTCACAAGACCCCTTATTGGGGTCCTGGGGGATGCCGGTGACGAAGTGGCCCTGCCCCTAAACCGGGCCGTGTTCGACAGCATTGCTGAAGGCATCACAAATTCCAGCGAATCTACGGATAACCGGGAAGTTGCAACGACCTTCAACAACTTCGGGGACATCAACAATGCCGCGGATTTGGAAGATCTGATGGATGGGTTTACGGAAGCTGTTCTGGCCGGACTGAGAGGTGCCTAAGATGCAATTTCCAAAGCGAAAAGAAAACGAACAAAATTTCACCATTACCAAAGATGGGGTGGAATATAAGCTTCCGGCCCATTGGAGCCTGACGGACAGCGGCAGCTACACTTTCCGGAATAAGCTCCAGTCCCGGGCCTTTGCCCATGGAAGTGATGCAGTGGGGGATGGAAAGATTGACGGCCGAACGATTCAGGTGGAATTTTCCATGGAGGGGGTTACAGAAGAAGACCACGATGAAGTGCTGAATGAAGCCTACACTTTCTTTGGCCAGACGGACTATTCTCTCATGGCTGGACGTCCAGACCGGGTGTACCATGTGGCCTGCCTGTCAAAGATCAAGCACAAGTTCGAGAACGGGTTCAAGCAGAGACGAAGCAACATTACCGTGTCCCTTCTCCTGGCAGATCCGTTCCGGTACGAAGCCCAGGAATCCAAAGTGGTCTTTCTCTTTCCCCAGGCAACGGTGCAGGCCGAGATGGTGCTCCATAACCTGGGGAGCGTGGATACCCCGCTGACTTTCCGGTTTATCCCCAAAGACCGGATGACCAACCTCACCGTCTGGCACCAGGAAGCCAAAGAAAAGTTCACCCTGACCGATGCCCTGCTGGTGGCTCCCAAGACCTCCATTGTGAACGGGAGAGAAGGAACGGTCTGGCGGGACAAGGATAACAGCATCAACGCCTTTACCGGGGCTTTCCTCCACGCCAAACCGGGAGCGAATCTCTTTCTCTACACAGGAGGAGCAGGGACGGTAGAAATTACCTATACCAACAGGTGGTTTGTATGACAAATTTCATCTTTGGACGGGGCCTCTTCGGCCGGTGGATTTTTGCAGGTCCTACCGGTGAAGGAGAAGGCAGCAATGACCGGGGCAAGGT